GTCGCTGCCAAAGAAGGGACTACCGGAGCGGGCGTTTCAGCCAGTCGCCGGCGTTCTCGTTACCGCCCAGGTGATCCCAGCGGGGGTTCGGTGTATCCACTCTGCCTGTCGTCTCGTTTTGGGCCCGTTCGTCGGCCCGTCGCTCTTTCTGTAAATCGCTGCAGCGGTCGCAGGTCTTTTTCAGGCCTCCCTTGCGATCCAGGCTGAATGCGTGACGAAATTTGAGGGACTTGCAGCTCGAACAGCGGTATTGGTGGCCGCGAATCACGAACGCTTGCCTAAACGGGGGACCCCCGTATCACAGGTGGGTCGGGGGACTTCCCGCAGGGCATTGATTATGGCGCCCAGGAGGTGAAACGGGATGCGCACGGAGCGACGGGAATCGTGGGAAGCGTGGAGCACCAAAAGCACGTCGTCGTTGCGCACCTTGAGCTGCGCGACATGGTCCTCGAGGTAGATATCGCAAGAGTAGATGGTCGTGTTCTTGTAACTTCGTCTTGTCGAGACAGCGCGGTGGTGCAGGGTCCAGTTTAGGGGCTCGGGGGACTGGCTGTGGGGGGCCGGCATGGCAACAATCCTTTACTGTCCTGTTGGGATACCCGGCAAAAAGAGCCCCAGGCGCCAAGGGAGAGAGACGCCCGGGGCTAATCGCTTAAGACCGAAGATGAGAACGGCCTACGCTGAGAAGAGGCTGCTCGGATAACCTCCGCCCATAGACAGCTTTTAGCTGCTCAACGGAGGAATTGCAACTTTTTGCCAGAATTTCCGTGAGTTACGAAGTGGCAACCCATAGAATCTTACGCAAGGAGGGAACGGCTCCTGTGAGCTGCCTGAGGTAGTCCTGGTTCACGTATTCGCCGTTCTCGAGCTTGCGGGGGCGGCCGGTCTGCCAGGCCGCGGCAACGCCGGACCAGCCATGGCGTTTGAAATAGCGATCGCGCAGCTCCTGCATAATGCGCAAGGAGTAGTGGGTGGCCAGCTGCGGGTCGTCAAGCAGGGCGAGGAATTCCAGCGGGTAGCCGACGCTGCGCAACAGTGAGCCGCGGGCGGCGAACGGGCCCCACAGGCTTTTCTGGCCGATGAACTCGCGGTCAAGGCCGCGCTCAGGACACGAGTGGACCTGGGGTGGGTAGGAGAAACCGCTGGGGGCGCAGCAGGACAGGATCTCGTCGTCTGTCAGTCGGCGGAAAGGCCGGTTATTCTCCCAGTCCCACAGCCACTGCCAGGTAGAGTCGAAATCGATGGCATCCATACGGGTGCCGGTCTCGACTTCGGCAATGGCAAATGCCAGCTGGGAAGGAATCCCGTAACGATCTGAAAGGCGTCCGATGTAGTCTTTTAGATTCATGTCGTATCCTTAAGCAAGTCAATGAGAGGGTTAAAGCCTATGAGTGATTATCATGATGCTGTTGAACAGCATAGTCTGCAGGACGATATTGCCGAATCTATCAGCTTTTTACTACAGCACGCCGGGTTTATCGAAAAAGAACAGTGGGCGAGGATGGTGAAAACCGTAGCGCCTTATTTTGCTGAAGAGGTGCAACAGGTGGAAGGGATCACCTACGACGCGAATTTTTCCATGGCCGACGAGTTGCGGGCGCAGATCATGGCCGTGCGGGCCGTGCGGGACAGGATCATGACCGTGGAAGGGAATCTGGTGGCTGACATCTCGACCCGGGAAGCGAAGGAAGTGATCTCCTCAGGCTCGACACTGGTGGGAACACTGATGAAATACCACGAGAAGGTGGTGAACATGGAACGGTTGCGGGTGCTGGAACAGTCGGTTATCGAAGCGCTGGTGGAAGCCGATGTCGACATACGCGACCAGGTCCTGTCCATAATGGAACAAAAGTTGGCGGGGTTGACTTAACCAGTTTTTACTCGTAATTAAGGAAAAGACAATTAGCTTAACCTAAACTACTCCAAGGAATGGGGTATAGGTCTTCTGCGCCATGGAACTGTGCAAGTCTGCTGGATTTGAGCCTGGCTTCCACCGGTAAAAAGTGTTCTGAGGAGTTAAACTTGGAAAGTGATAAAGAAAATAATGGGGATACTGGCCGACAACTGAACTACGACGGGAGGCTGACGAGGCTGGAAGCTGTGGTGGAGAACCTGGCCAACGGTATCGGACGTCTGACCGCTGACGTCACCGAAATGTCACGGTATTCCCGCAGTCACAACCAGACCAACTGGGGCAACATCTTCGCAGGGATAACCCTGGTGGTGGCGCTCACTGCCGGCTATGTCGGGATACCCATGTCCAACTTCAAGGCGCAATTCGCTGCGCACAGAAGTGAGATGGATGATCGGTTTCGGGAGGCGGATAAGCACGCCATCTCGGAGCGGCAGCACAACGTCAACTGGGCGCTGGAGAGATTCCGTGCAACCGACGAACGGGAAAATTTGCGCAATACTCACGTTGGGAATGAGCTAGGCTTATTACGGGAGTGGAAAGAGGACGTGCAAAGAAACTACCTGCCCAACGTGGCCCAGCTTGCTGGTAAACTGAGGCACGCGGAAACTAAAGATCAAAGCCGGGCCGAGCAGTTGCAGCTGCTGGCCGAACGAACAGGACGTCTGGAGGGGCAGATGAGGTACCTGGAAAAATACCACCAAACCGTTTCAATCGGATCAACGTTACACAACCAGGGTGAGGGACGATGAAGTTAGACCCCAGAAGCGAACAAAACCTGGAAGGCGTTCATCAGGACTTGCGCCGGCTGGTGGCGGCGGTTGAGCCGCCCTATCCCGTCGTCATCGTTGAAGGGGTGCGTAACCTCGAGCAACAGCGGGAGTATGTCAGGACTGGGGCCAGCAATACGATGAACTCCAGACACCTGACCGGGCACGCGATTGATTTTGTGGTGTTCCCCAAAGGGGTGGGCCAGAGCCCGACCTGGGATTTGAAGTATTATGAGCAGGTAGCGAAAGAGTTTCGCAAGAAAGCCAAGGAACTGGGTATTCCGGTGACCTGGGGAGGGCATTGGGACTCCCGGGACTGCATGCATTTGCAGCTGTCCTGGGAGGCCTATCCGATTGCACAACCGCAGTTTCTGACGTCGACAAAGACTTCAACTACCATCGCCGCCGCGGGTGGCATTGGAGCAGTGAGCATCATTAACCCAATCCTGGAGATTCTTGAGAGAGCCGAATCTCCGATGGTGGAGTATGTTGCTTTGGGTACCGTATTGGCGTTGGCAGGCTACATCATCCGCGAGCGGATCATGAAGATTCACAGGGAGGGACAGTAGTGGGGGCATTCTTGGCACCGTTTATTCGCGGGCTGCTACCATTGTGGAACAGTTTGGCGGTCTATTTGTTGGGGGCGGCCATAGTGACCACGGCCTTCTTGGGGTGGCGCCGCAATGTCAGGAAAGCCGGGCAGGAAGCGGTTAAAAAAGAGATGCAGGAGCGGGTCTATGCACAGGTTAACAAGGCGAACAAGGCTGCCGCTGATGCTGCTGGCGTGCCTGTGGATGAGTGGTTGCGAGAGCACAAACTACTACGAGAGTGAGGGGTGCCTGGTGTTTGATACAATCTCGGCACATGTCAACGACGACCCCTACACGAAGGAGCAGATCCGCGAACACAACGTCCGTTACATGGCACTGTGTGACTGACCGCCTGTCGGCAAGTGGGCGAGCAATGTGAGATACTCCTGCCCTTTTCCACTGCCTAATCAGGAGCCGCCATGCACAGCGTAGCCCGATCGTTTCTGGATCGCGTCAGGTCAGGCCTTTCCCAAACCCGCAATCTCGCCGGCCTTTCCAGCTGGATAGAGCGCAATACCCGCCACCCTAAAGACGCTTCCCTGCCTTGGAGCTTTAAAGAACACGAGTTCCAGAAGGCCATTATGAACGACTCGGCCAACGACCAGGTGGTCAAGAAGTGTGCGCAGGTGGGCCTCTCGGAAACTTCGCTGCGCATGGCCCTGGGGCTCATTGACATTTTTCCCCGCACCACTGCCATCTATACGCTGCCGACCGGGGGCTTTGCCACCAATTTCGTAAAGACCCGCATCGACCCGGTGATACAGGACTCGCCCGAGTTGCGCAGCAAGTTGGACGCTGACGTTGACAACACCGGGGTCAAGCGGATTGGCGGGTCGTTCCTTTACATCCGTGGAACATTTTCCAAGAACGCGGCTATTTCGGTACCCGCCGACATACTGGTCCACGACGAGGTGGACTTTTCCAACCAGGAAGTGCTGTCCAGTTACACTTCGCGGCTAGGTCACGTAAAGGAAGACGACATTATCCGCCGGCGCTTCTCGACGCCAACCATCTCCGGCTACGGGGTCAGCCACCTGTTCGAGCACTCGAACCAGCAATGGTACGCAGTCAAGTGTGCTTCCTGCTCGACGTGGCAGGTGCCCTCGTTTCTGACTGACGTGATCTTGCCGGGGTTCGACCGGCGAATTGTGGACCTGGAGAAAGAGGACCTGACCGACCCCAGGGTCAAGGTCGACGAGGCGTATCTGTCCTGTCCCCGCTGCAGAAAAGCCTATAGCGTGGCCAATCTGGCGGATCCGGACTATCGTCAGTGGGTCGCGGCCCGCCCCGGCATGGACCGGTCTGGGTACCAGGTGCAGCCGTTCGATGTGCCGACCATCAACACCATACCGAGAATCATTCGGGGTATCCGCGATTACAAGCGCAAGGCTGACTGGATCAACTTCCGGATAGGGCAGGACTATCAGGACGCTGACACCTCGTTCCTGTCGGCTGCTGTACAAAAGGCGACGGCCCTGCCGTGGTGCCAGCCGGTGCCTGAGGCAGCTAAAGGTTGTGTGATGGGCATTGACGTGGGCAAGACCTCATGGATTGTGATTGCCCGGCACAACGAATACGACGGCTTGGATGTCATCCACTACGAACGTGTTCGCCTGCATAACAGGGAGGCTCTGCCTACCCGGGCACGACAGTTGTCCGACTATTTCGGGGTGCGCATGACGGTCATCGATGCGATGCCGGAATGGACACAGGCGGTGGGGGTGATCGATGAGATGGGATCCGGCAAAGCCTACGCCAGTTATTACTCTGACCCGAAAAAAACCAAATTGTCTTTTGTCGAAGCCGATAGTGAAAACCGCATTGTCAGCGTAGACCGTAGCGGCATAATCGGTATGGTTGCGCAAAAAGTTAATTCAGTCCAATATCGGTTCGCTAAAGCCCCTGAAGCTAATACGCTACAGCAACACTTAGATAACATAAAGAAAGTGAGTAGAATAGATAGTAAAGGGGAAACCCGGGAAATGTGGGTTAATACGGGTCCGGATCACTACGGGCATGCACTTTTCTTTGCAACAGCAGCAAGCCTTCTACTAAACTACCAGTCTAAATCAGCGGCTGTACCCTCACTGCCCATGGCAGGAATTGCTAAAATTGGGTTAGGTGAAACGAAAGAAAGGATAATGCATCTTGGGACTAGAATATAATGGCTGAGACGCCTAAGACGGTTTTACCGAGAAGGCTGGCGGGCAAGGCGAGTTCAGCTACGGAGGCTAACCGGTATAGCTCCGGGTCTAATATTCCTGACAGGGATCAGCTGACCGTTGTCGACGGGGAAACCGTTCGCAACCTGAGACAGACCAACCGCATTGTCGAGGCCATTCGACTGGCCTGTCGTTTCGACGGTACGCTGTCCACTGCAATTTACGACCTGGTGCAGGTAGCCAACTCCGGCCTGCAGCTCAAGGCGTACAATAGCCAGACCCACGAGTTCGATCCGGAAGGCACCAAGGTATCGCGTTCCGTACTCTCACTGATGGACACGGTCTACGACTACACGAAGGGCTTTGTTGATCGTCGGTCGGTCGACTCTCTACTAGAAACCGCCTTGCGTGAAGTTGTAGTGACCGGCGCGATTTCAGGGGAACTGGTCCTTAACAAGGCAAGGTTCCCCGACAAGATCCAGTTGGTTCCTTTCGAGACACTTGCCTGGCGATCCCGGGGCGACGGAAGCAAGTTCCCCGTACAACGGGGGGTGGGCACCTCTGACATACCGCTGGACATCCCCAACTTCTGGGTGATCGAATCGCACCTCGGGGCTGACAGCCCCTATCCACGGTCGATGATGGAGGCGGGACTGTCCACCACTTTCTATTATGCCGAGTTCATCGAGGACATGCGCCGGGCGGTGCGCCGTACCGGCCACAGTCGGATGGTGGCGCAGATCAACGCAGAACGGGTACGGGCCGCGGCGCCGAAGGAAGCGCAGGACAGCGAGCAAAAAATGCAGGCCTACATGGAGTCAGTGCGTCAGGAGCTGCAGTCGGTCATCAGCGCTATGGAGCCTGAGGACGCCCTGGTGGTCTACGATGTTGCTGATGTCAAGGACCTGACCAGCCGCGGGGAGAAGTCAGACTACTCCGAATTGATGCAGACGCTTGCCGGAATGGCGGCAACCAGCCTGAAATCTCACCCCTCCATCCTGGGCCTGCGCATCGAGGGGTCTCAGTCCCTGTCCAATACCGAGAGCCTGGTCTTCCTGCAAGTGGCCAGGGCTGCCCAGAAGGCTGTGGCAACGTTCTTCAGCAGGGCACTCACGCTGGCTACCCGGCTTTACGGCGTCGACTCTTACGTCAAGTGCCGTTTTGCACCAGTCAACCTGCGACCGGAAGACGAGCTGGAAGCGTTCAAAACAATGCGCCAGACCCGCGTACTCGAGCAACTTTCACTGGGCTTGATCTCTGACGGGGAGGCCCAGGAAGAGCTAGGGCTGCCGCCTAAGCCGGCTGGGTCACCCTTGCTCAGCGGGACTATGTTTATGGCACCGAACAATACGCGAGCCAACGAGGTCAGCCCTAACACTGACCCTATGGGTCGCGCACTTCAACCTGATACCCCCAACAACGGCGGCGGACGTAGCCAGTAGAGAGAGACTATGAGACTAAAAGACTTATTGCTTTGGTACGGCAGCGAGAGCTCGGCACAAGACATCCTGCAAATGGAGTCCCGCGCCTACCGGATGTTGGAAAAAGACTCTGATCTGGTTAAGAAA